CTTCCGGCAGCACGGGCCCCCATGCGGCTAAGCCGTGGTTTGCTTCATAAATCGCCGAGATGATGGTGGCATCGGTGCGTGCGTAATACTTCCATGCGAGCCAGTCGACGGTGTCACCGTGGCGTGTGAGATAGATGTGCAGGCTCATGGGGTGGCCTCTACGGCTTGGTCATCGTTGACGCGTTGTAAGGCGAGTGTGAATTCAATGCGCCGTGGTGTGCCGTTGGGGTGATGGTCGCTTTGGCGTTCTTCAATCCGTTCGATGACGTACCAACCGTGGATGAGGCCATTGCTATCAATGAGCTGTAAGGGTTTGCCTTGGGCGGCCAAGGCGCGTAATTCGTCCAATGAGGCACGTTGGCCTTGCCAATCTGGGTAGGCGATACCGGGCAGTTCGATACTTTCATCACCTGGGCCGGTGTATTGGCGCGCATCGCGCTGCCCATAGCGTTCGATGGCTGCCCAGCGGTATTCGTTCACGCGGGCGAGTTCTTGGTAGACGAGGCTCGCCAGTGAGAAGGTGTAGCCGCCTAGCATCATCAGGACAGGTCGGTTGCCGCTGTTGTTGGTTTGGAATGCGTTTTGAAGGGGTGCGGCGACATCGCTCCAGAGGGTTTGACGGATCATTCTTGACCTCTGACATCGTCGTACAGGGCGCTGCGTGGTTGTCTCTGTGATTGGCTGGATTGTGCGGCGATGCGGCGTGCTAGGGTTTCGCCACGTTCGCCCGGTTGTTGGGTGATGTTGTAGGTGGCGTAGCTACGGTAATCGGCGTTGTTTGTCCTATGCTGCTGCGCCAATGGCGGCATGCGCACCGTTGCTGTGGGGGCTGCGCCTGCACCTGCGGTAGTCATGGTGTGTTGGGTCAGGCTGTCGCCGATGCCTAACCATTGTTTCATTGTGGTGAATTTTTCGGTGGCCCAATTCCATAGTGATTTGAGCTTGTCGAAGAAGGAGGTGGCAATGGTGCCGATGCCATCAAACATCGTTTTGAATCCGTTCTTCACACGGTCGAAATTGCCGGTGAAGAGGCCTGTAATCACTCCCCAGGCACCGCTGAAGATCGTTTTAACCCCTTCCCATAGGGCACTCATGAACGGTTTGATGGTGTTCCAGTGTTGGACGATCAGCAACGCGCCTGAAGCAATGGCGGTGACGGCCAATCCCACCGGATTCATGAGTAAGAGGCGACCCAACCACAGTGCGGCACGGCCAGCCACCATGAAAGCGGCGGGGACGACGCGGCCTAACACACGCCCCACGGCCAGCGCCGCAGTGCGTACTTGGGCCATAGAAGCCAAGGTGCCAACAGCTCGCCACGAGGCGATCAGGCGTAGTCCGAGCAACAGGGGATAGTGAAGGGCGGCAAAGGCAAAGCGCAGGGCGATGACGGCGACTCTGACACCGGCCAGGGCCAGGGCGGTTCCCAGCACCGCTTTCACTACGCCAGGATGTTTTTGTGTCCATGCTGCAAATCGCTCAATGACCGGAGCCGAGGACGCTAGCAGGTCGTTGATAGCAGGCAGTAAGGCGTTACCAATGGCTACGGAAAGCTCGGTGAGGCGATTTTTTGTCTGTTGCCATTGCCCTGCTGTGGAGTCCTGCCAAGATTTGAATTCGCGCGACATGCTGCCTTTGGCCGCCTCTCCGTTGGCCAGCGCCAGTTGGCGGCGGTATTCATCGACGCCGTTAGCAAGCTTGGCAATGGCCCCGCCCCAGTCTTTGCCGAACAGGCGTGTGACGGCCTCCATTTGCTGTTCGACTGGGAGTGTTTTAATGCGTGTGAGGACGTCAAGAATCATGGACTGGGGATCGGTGACCATCCCTTTTTGGAGTTGGTCAGCGGTCATGCCCAACATCCCCACGCCGATCTGGAAGCGTTTGGGGTTCATTTTGGCAATTTGTAATTGCCGTAGCATTCCAGAGGCGGCGGTATCAGCGCGTTCGGCAGATTCACCCAGGGTGAGGAAGGTAGACGCCAGGGCGGCGGCATTTTTGGCCGATAAGCCCATGGTGGAGGCCGCTCCGGCCAGGTCGCCCTGCATCACTTTGATGATGTCACCCCCTTTAGAGATGGCGTTGTCATCTAGGTAGTTGATGGCGTCGCCCAAACGCTCAATGTCGCTGATCGGGATTTTGAAAATGCCAGCGATTTTTCCCATGTTGTCGGCCAATTCACCGGCGGGCATTTCAAAGGCGGTGGCCGCCATGGCCGAGACGCGGGTAAATTCGATCAGCGTTTTTCTTGCCTGTTCTGGGTTCATCCCTTCGGCGATGCCCATACGGGCACCGGCGGTCACCATGTCGGCCAGTTCATTGGTGGCCATCGGGATCGTACGCGCGAGCTGCTGGATGGCGTTGCCCATGTCGTAATACACGCTGGTCAATTTGCCGGTATTGTCGCGTGCGCCATCGACCTGCTTTACAACGCCAAGCATGGCTGTTTCAAACTCAACCGCTGCCTTGATGGGAAAAAACGCAGCGGCAGAGACGGCACCCAAGGTCCCTACGGCACCCCCGAGCTGTCCGCGCATCTGTGAAAGGCGGGCGCGGTGTGCTTGGAGTGTGGCTTGTGCTTGGTTGAGTCGCTGTTGCGCGGCGCGGGTGCGTTCTAATTGTCTGGTTAATGCGTCATACCGGGTGCGCAGCCCGTCAATATTACGGCCCATGCGCCCAAAGGTTTGAATGCCTTGCCCGAGCAGACGTTGCTGCCGCGAGAGTGTGGTGACCGCAGCACCAATACGTTGTACGTTGCGCTGTGTGGACCCGAAGGCGCTTTTCAATGTGCTGGACAGGTGCCCAGCAATGATTAGGCTTGCGTGGAATTGTTTTTTGTTAGCCATCGCGCGGTAATCCGTCGATCCAGAATAGGAATTCACGCGTTGGGAGCGCGAGAATGTCCACGAGCGACCATCCTGTATGCGAGGCTAAGGCCAGAACGCCTTGGCGGAGTTCTTCCAGCGTTAGCCTCACTCGATAAAAATCAGAAAGGCTTCCTGTAGCCGTTTGTAGTTACGCAGGCTGAAGGTTTCTAAGGCTTCGGGGGCCACTTCCAGAAGGTTGGAAAAGATGCGCAATTCGCGTTCGCCTTCGTTGCCTGGGAGTGCAAAGGAGCGTTTCATATCCCCTGCGGTCGGTTCGCGCATCCATAGTTCATTGACTGTAGCCCCGTTGATGCTGACGGGTGAGGCTAAGGTGATGTGTACGCCGCCTTCTGCTTCGCGGATGTACGGTGTGTCAGTGGTCGGTCCGGCCATGGTTAGAGTCCTAGTGCGTTGCGAGCGGGGGCGAGCAGATCAATGCCGTTTTGCTGGAAGATCATGTTTTCTACGTCGATTTCATGAATGACGGTGGCGTTATGCACTTCTTTGTAGTAGCTCAGTGCCAAGGCCAGTTTCAGGCTGGATTTGTCCGGCGGTTTCCAGGTGCCGCGATCGATTTCTTTGACTTTGCCACGCAGATGGATCGCAAGGGATGTTGTCGTCCCATCGAAGGATTCCAGAAAGCCACGCACGGTGCAGTTCACATGCTTTCCTTCGGTGACGCCGAACAGTAGGAGTGCGTCGCTGCTGTAGCAAATCAAGCTGACATCGGTCTCTAGCTTCTCCATGCCCATCGTGAGTTCCACAGGGGCCAGCATGCCGCCACCCCGAAACTCTTCGGTTTTTAAGGTCAATTTTGGCAGGTTGATGTCTTCGACCTGCCCTGCATAGCCTTTGCCATCAATAAACAGGTTGAGGTGTTTGAGGATATGACGCGGTGCGGACATTAGAACACCTCCACGAGATAATCACTGGTGAGTCGACTACGGAAGGTGATGTGTTCGGCGGGATAGGCCGGGGTGAAGTCAAAATTAAAATAGACGTGCCCGGCGGTGATGGCGTCTTTTGTGTTGAGTGCTGCATCCGCCCAGCATCTGCCATTAATAATCGCGCCCAGGCTTTTCAGTCGTCGCAGATAGGCATTGACGCCTTCCTCAACATCACTGGCGTATGTTTTGGTAATGGAGCGATCCACCGCCCACAGATGGGCCGCTTGTAAGCTGTCGGCGATGATATCGGCGATGCGGACCACGCAGAGGTAGGTCCACTTAGGATCGCTGGATAAGGTGCGGTTTCCCCATAATCTGTAGCCGTCATGACGAATGATGGTGGCAATCTTTTTTTCATTCAGCAGATTGGCGCGGCTGGTGGCATCGCCCAATGCAAAATCAATGGGGCGTGAGGTGCCAAGAATGCCGTTGATGGGTTGATTGGAGGGGGACCACCACCAGCCGTTGCGGTTATCTATCTTGGCGATGAGTCCGGCCACCGCAGCGCTGCTGTAGGCGGTGGTGGTGTTGCCATCAGCACCCAGTGTGGTGATAGGCGGATCAACCAGGAACACGCGTTTGCTGCCAAAGTCCCCGGCATAGGCAATGGCCTGTGCATCAGTGGTGCCAGGGCCGTCAGCAATGATGATGGCACGCAGTCGCTCGGCAATGCCGATCAATTCGGACACAACGGGATTAGCCTGTGTCTGTTCTGGGCGTTGGTGGGTCAAGCCTGGAGCAATCAGCAGGCGCGGTTTGTAGCCGGTGATGTTTTCGGCGGCCAGCAGCGCATGGACGCCTTCATAGGTGCCGTTGGCGGCGTGGATGCCACCGACGGCATGAGACAGTCGCTGGGTTTCATCAACGCTATCTTCAATACGCACCACAATCACTGCCGCGCCAATCTGATCAAAAATGCTATCCATGGCCTGGGGCAAGGTGCCTGCTGTCCCTAGTGTGGCCGCCATCGCGGCGGATCCTGGTACCAGCACGGGGGTGTTGAGGGGATAGGTGGTGGCGTCAGCCAGAGGTGCAGTGCCCACCAGGCCAATGACGCTGCTAGAGGCCGTTTGGATGACGCGTGCGCCATCGTCGATCTCCAGCACTTCAACGCCATGTAGATAGTGTTCCGTCATCAGGCCCTTCGTATGCTGTAAGACGGGGAGATGATCGGTGCGACAGCTGTTTGCTGTCCTGTGGCTATTTTTCCGCGTGGCGTGGCGCGCCGGTCAGTGCGTTCACTTTGGCTGATAGCTGTGCAATGGCATTTACCAGTACGGGCAGGAGTTGGTCCAGGTTGACCGATGGGACGTAAGCGCCTTGAAAGGGGATGCCTTCGGGATTGACCGTTTCCGGCATCAGGTCCATTAGTTGTTCTGCCTCTAAAAATAGGCGGCGGCGTCCGTCGGGGGTGTAGGAGGGTTTGTAGCGTCCGATCAGGGGGGTGAGTTGTTCAATCTCTGCCAGGCCATAGGGCAAGGGGCCTTCAATATCTTTTAGTTTTCGGGAGGAGCCTTGGGCGTAGCCGCCTGCTGAGACGATAGTGCCTTTCACTGACAGGTTGCCATTGTCTTCCAGTGCCATCAGTTGTACTTCATTGGTACTGCCGCTGCCGCCGCTGTCGCTACGTCTCCAGAAAAAGGCGTGGCCTCCGTTCTTTTTGTAAAAGGCAACGTGGGTCGTGTCGTGTTGTTGGTAGTAGTAATTGCCTGCGGTTTCAATCCAAAGTAAGCCCGTTTTGGCGCCAATCACTGTGCTGGTGTTTTTGGTGCTGGTGCCGAAATAGCAATGATTGCTGGTGCCGAAGAACAGTTGTGCGATGGCTGGGGAGGTGCCGCTGCGGAAGGTGGCTGCGTAGGGGATATTGTTGTCCCAGAATTCGCAATCGTTACCGATTTTCAGTGCCGGAATGCGTCCGTGACCCAGTGCGTCACCAATCAGGGTGCCTTGGGATTGGAGCGAGCCGGTCATGAGGCTCCCTGTTTTTTTCACCAGGGTATCCAGGTGTGAGGCCAGGTCTGGGATGTCGCTGCTGGCGTGCTGGTGGGCGCTCGGTGGATAGGTCTGTGGTGTGTTCTGGAGGTTTCTCCATTGTAGGTAGTAGGTGCCGTGATAGCCGTCGAGTAAATCTGCATCCAATCCTTTTTCTGATCCGGTGTCCATCACGGCAGCATCGCCCAGGCCCAGGAGATGGCGGAGGGTGGGCGCATCGGCGCTGGCCAGCAGTGTTTTGGCGTAGTCGGAAGGGGCAGCTTCGCCCAGGCGGTGATCCAGGGTGGCTTTCAATGCGGTAGGCGGTATGGCGCTGCGATCCTCCAGGCCCGCGATGGCTTGGGCGTTGCTGGACAAGGTGAGGACGCCTGCCACTGTCTGTGTCGCCGGAGGGTTGTTCCAGGAGGTTTCACCGAAGGAGAGTTGAGTCGCATCGGTATCTACGAACCGAACATCAATCGCAAGCAGTAGCATGGCCGATGCTGATTTACTGAGAATGATGTCCTGTTGGGAGTAGGTGGCAAATAAGGTGCCATCATCAAGGTAGACACCAAAGCCGCGGACGTCGTACTGGTCGCTGGTTGCATCGCCGATAGTGATGTGGATGGTATCTGCGGCCACCACGCCGCCTGAGAAGGTGGTCAGGCGTTTGGATTCATCAGGCATCGTTGTGGCGGCGGGGTCAAAGTGTTGTGCGGTCAGGCCGACAGAGGCCAGCCGCACGGGGACGGTGCCATGATGTTGGGCGTTCACTAGGGCGGCGCGGCCCTGTGGGGTGATGGTGATCTGGAGTGGGGTCATCGCATCCTCATGCGGCCTGGGTGAGTTGTACGCGTCGGTACGCGGTGATCTGTGCGCCACCCAGCAGGCCAATCTGTCCGATGGTGTGCACGCCCTGGGTAAAGGTGAAATGGCTGCGAACGGGTTTGGTGCGGATGACTTCTGTAATGACATCTGCGACAAATTCGGCGGTGCTCTGGCTGCCGCCTTGCCCGGATAAGGTGAGCAGCAGTGTGAAGGTGTGCGGCGCAGCCGGTGGGTTTTGTTGCCACCACTCGGTGATGAGGACGTCTCCGCCAAAGCTGCGCACCACATCGCGCACACTTTTGACGCTGCCTTTGCAACGCTGAATCTCAATGGCCGCCGCAATACGCGCGCGTTTGATATGCACGGGCCACGTGCTGCGCCAGGTGTCCACGGACAATGACCAGGCCAGCCAGGGGAGCAATGGCTCGGGGCAGGTGTGCGGGTCCCATAGTTGTTTGAACGGAATCGGGATGTCGGCCATGCGTGCCATCACCTGCTCCAGGGTGCGCATGAGCGGCGTTGCCGTGGGAGGAAGCAGGCTGTGCAGGGGTTCATTCATCAATGCCCCCATGCACTACGGTGATGTTGGTGCAGCGGGCCGCCTGGGTACGGTCAATCGTCAGTCCCTGTTGTGGCGTGATGAGTTCTACGCGTTGGATGCCTTCTACATGCAGTCCGGCATACAGGCCACTCAGGGCGATATCTCGCCCTAAGCGGAATGTGTCTGTGGTGTAGGCGGTGATGCGGCGGTGTGCTTCGGACAGGACGACCGCTGCATCCGGTCCGGCGTAGGTGTGCAATCGTGCGTGGACTTGGTAGTCAGTGATCTGTGCCGGTTGTACGGTCACGTGATCGGTCATGGGGCGTACTGATTCTTGGTTGACAGCGGCCATAACGGCGTCAAGCACGTCTTGTGAGGGCTGTCCGTTGGCGCTGCGTGATAG